CAGTCGCCACCTCTTAGGGCGTGGCTGGTAGTAAGTCGCAGCCAGTGAAGAGCAACCGTGAAGGGCGCTTAATCTGTCGCTACCCTTAAATGGGCGCGTCTTGACTACCGGGCCTCACCGCCTGATGTCTCGTTTTTCAAAGCCACCCAGATCAATCCTAAAGCCACTCCTGATGCTGCATTGAGCGTTTACCAAGCGTTTTCAATTCAATCATCACGCCTTCGCTTTGTAGCGAGGCCTTATCTCATGGAGTGAGAAATCATGGCAGTTCCAAACACCCAAACCACCCTCGACGCAACATGGAAAGAGACATACGGCTCTTCCGTTAACAACGTCATTCCAAAGTCGCGCATTCTGTTGCGCGAAGTCCCTTTCGATGACTCCGAGAAAGTCGGAGACAAATACGTCGAGCCAGTCGCCCTGACCCAAGAGCACGGCGTCACCTATCTCGGCTCCAACTACGGAGTCGATACCCTCGAAGACGCACAAGCTGCGGTCTATAAAGAGGCGCAAGTTGACGGGCATGGCATGCTTCTGCGCACCCAGATCAGCTACAACGTGGCTGACAAGATGCAATCGTCCAAGCAAGCCTTTGCTTCCTGGTCGAGCCTGATCGTCGGCAACATGATGGAATCGATCACCAAGCGCCAAGAGCTTGGAATGATCTACGGCCAGTCAGGCATCGGAACCATTAGCGCGGTCTCCGGTTCCAGCACGACTCGTGTCTGGACGATGACCACGGCTTCATGGGCTGACGGCATCTGGGCAGGCATGGAAAATGCCAAGGTTGACGTGTTTAACGGCACAAGCAAGGTGAACACAACCTCAGCTGTGACCATCACGGCCGTCGATTTCGACAACATGAAGCTTTCGGTTTCCGGTGACGCGACCGACCTCGGCAACATCATCGGGGGCTATGAGCTTTATTTCCGTGGCGCAAACTCCGGATCCGGCTCCTTCAAAGAAGCACCTGGCCTGAAAAAAATCGCCACGGCAACCAGCACCATCTTCAACATCAACGCAGGAACCTACAACCTGTGGAAAGGCGTGAGCTCCTCGGCTTCCAACGCAGCCTTGACCCTCGCCAAGATCCTCGGCGGCGTGGGCAAAGCAGCAGGACGCGGTCTCGATGAGGAGATTTCGGTACTCGTGGGCACCCAGGCCTTCGGTGGCTTGAACTCCGACCAGGCGTCCTTGAAGCGTCACGGCGGCGAGTCGAAGACCGCTAAAAACGGCTACCAGTACCTTGAGTTTGCGAGCCAAAACGGGGTGATCAAAGTCGTGCCTCACATCTTTGTGAAAAACGGCGACGCCTTCGGTGTTCCGACCTCCAGCATGAAGCGCATCGGAGCAACCGATACGACCTTCCAGCTTGAAGGCCAGGACATGGGACGCGTGTTCCTGCACATCCCAGACAAGTCTGGCTTTGAGCTGCGCTGCCGCTCTGAGTTCACGCTTTACTGTCAGAAGCCAGCTCAACTCATTTACTGGTCTGACATCGTTTCTGCTTAGTTTGCGACCTTCAGCGCTCTTGGGGGCTCTTCGGAGCCTCCCGGAGCCTTTTAATTTTCATTTAATTGGAGAATAGCCATGGCATCCACAGCAGTAGTAACAATCACATCGGCTGAGCCATCGGCTTCGCTGATCGCACGCCTTAACAAGACTGGAAAGCACGAGGGCGTCCAGGCACTTTCAACCCTTCTCGATGCGATTGCCTCCGGGGCAGTCGATGGCAAGGTAGAGGTCGCTATGGGAGCCGTCGCAGCAGCATCGGCAGCCATCGCAGTCACCTATGCCAACGTCGATGCCGACGACACCGTGACCATTGGCGGTGTGACGCTGACGGCGAAGGCAAGTGGCGCCAACGGAACCACGCAATTCAACAAAGAAACCGACGCAGCGACCACGGCTGAGAATTTGGCAGATTGCATCAACGCCAACACCACGCTTTCAAGCCAGGTGACGGCTGTGGCAGCAACCGGCACGGTCTCACTGACGGCGATCCATGAAGGCGCTGAGGGCAATTTGATTGTGCTCTCAACCTCTGACGGCACAGCCTTCGGACTGACCCAGTTTTCTGGCGGCTCTGACGGCACGACGAAGACCTATTCTTTCGGCATCGCTTAATCCTTAGAGGTACATCATGACCACGCCCCTAGTCGTTAATGGCGTCACGTATAACTACCCCCAGGACGGTGAAGAATCCGGATGGGGGCCAGCGGCGACCGCTTGGGCTCAGGCGGTAACCCAGTACATGCTCCAAAAGACTGGGGGCTCTTTCTCGCTGTCTGCCGAGGTGAACTTCGGCGGAGTTGCGGGCCTTAAAACGCTTTATTACAAGTCTCAGGCTGCTACGCCAGCGGCCTCTGGGGTTGTTCGCCTTGGAAACGATGAGGCCGTGGCATGGCGTAATGCTGCGGGGTCTGCCGATTTGTCTTTCAAGGTGAATGCCTCTGACCAGCTTGAGTTTGGTGGCAATCCTCTGCTGACTTTGGCGCTCGGTGCTGCCGATGCTGTATTGAAAATGAATACCGGAGGCACCGCCTACGAGTTTGGCAAGATCTCCAATGCAAACGTCGATGCTTCAGCAGCGATTGCCTACAGCAAGCTGAATCTTGCCGGGTCTGTGGTCAACGCAGACATCGCGACGGGCGCAGCGATTGCGTATTCAAAGCTCAATCTGTCGGGCTCTATTGTCAACGCGGACGTGGGAGCCAGCGCGGCCATCGCTTACAGCAAGTTAAACCTTGCCACGAGCATTGTGAACGCGGACATCAGCGGCTCAGCTGCAATCGCCTATTCAAAGCTCAATTTGGCCACGAGTATCGTCAACGCCGACATAGCATCCGGGGCGGCTATTGCTCGCTCTAAGGTTGCTTCAGGCACAGCTGACCATGTGCTGATAAACGACGGCTCTGGAAACCTCTCAAGCGAGGCAAGCCTGGCTGTCACTCGTGGCGGTACGGGGCAAACCACGGCTAACGCTGGCTTTGCGGCACTTTCGCCGATGACCACAAACGGCGACCTCATTACTAGAGCCTCGGGTGTTCCCGCTCGTTTACCTATTGGAGTTGACGGGCAAGTTATGACTGTTGTGTCAGGTGCTCCAGCTTGGTCTGACGGTGGCGCAGGCGGCTCTGGCGAGTTAAACATGGTCACGAACCCATCGGGCGCGTCGGACGTAACCGGCTGGAGCACGACGGGTGCAAACGGGCCGACTGTTGCACGCACTACAACCAGCGGTGACTTGCCACTTGAGAATCAAATCAGCACGGCTTTAAAGCTTACCTCTGCCATAACAGCAGGAGCCGAGGCTTCGCACTACCTTGCGACAACGTTAACTCCCGGAGAGGCTTTAAAAAACCGTAAGCATAAGATCGACATCTACATGAGGCCGGGCACCAACTTCATTGCAAGTGAGTGGACGGTTTCTGTTTACTCGGGCTCAACCAGGATGCCTCTGTCTACTGACTCCAGCGGTGTCACCTATCTGCCCAACGCTACCGGCAAATTCACCACGACTTTCGACGCTGACAGTTCTTCGAGCTACACGCTTCGCTTCTCCCGCCCTGTGAATGCAGGAGGGAATGCGGCGGTGCTAAACGTGACTAGCGTGATTGTAGGGCCAGGCATTCAGCCGCAGGGGGCGGTGGTTTCGGCTTGGCAGAGTTATACGCCGACTACACAAGGCTTTGGCACCATTAGCGATGTGGTTGCATATTGGAGGCGTGTTGGCTCAACCATAGAGATACAAGGGCGTTTTGACACAGGCTCGACAACAGGGTCAGAGGCGAGGCTATATTTACCAAGTGGCCTTACAGCGAGCGGCGGCACTAGCAATACCGTTATCAAGGGCCGTTGGTTTAGGGGCATTAATAGTGCTTCAGCAAGAAAAGCAGGGACGCTATTCCTCAATTCAACAGCCGGGGCTGGCGGGTATCTGCTTTATGGCAGCGATGATTTCACAGCAGCGCAATATCCTTACATCGCATTAGCTGGCAATTCTGTGTTTGGCAGCACTAATGCTACATTTTTCCACGCTACCGGTATCGAAGTCGATCAGTGGGATGGCAGCGGCAATGTGAGCCTGGCTCAAGCCGATAGTCAAGAAATTGTGATCGCTCACAACTCAGCGACCGACTCTGGGCAGGCACTTGCTGTCTTTAATGTCGTGCAGTTTGACACTGAGACAGCAGATTCCGCTGGAAGGTTCTCTGCAAACACCTTTACAGCGGTAAATGCCGGATATTATCAAGTAGAGACAACAGTCCATCTAGTAACCGGGACAAGTTTTAGTCGCGCATTGGTTTCACTTTACAAGAACGGAAGCGAGCTTACGCGGTTTATAGACGATCCTACAGCCAGAGGATCAGCTGTAGATATTTCCTATTCCGGCTCAGCAACAGTGAAACTTGCAGCCGGTGACACGCTGGATGTTAGAGTTTTCGCATCGGGAGTCGGCACGTACTCCATTTCCGGAGGCGCGGCTGACACCCGTATCTCAATTAAAAGAGTGTCTGTCGATGGGCAGGTGATTGGTTTCGGCGAAGTGGTGCCTGGTATCTCCAGCGGTCTAGTGTCTGCAAACGGTCTCAAAGGTCGCACAGATGGCGCGGCGGTTCCGGCTGGGTATGTGGGGGAATCTTTAACAACTTCTTCCGGCCCCACGTCCTGCTCAACGGGAAGTGACACAACCGTTGCTACTCGTACTCTTACGGTCGGCATCTGGCTTGTCAGCGCAACTCTCTATAGTGACGGAAACACAGGAGTCTACGGGGGAAGGGCAAAGCTGTTTGTTAAAGGCTCATTTTCCAACGTACTCGGTGACACCCTTCTTCAGACATACGATGACGGTGCATCAGGAGCCCGCATGGGCACATCGCTGACATTCCCACCACGGGTGGTCGTGATTACATCGGGCGATGCCGACAAGACAGTGCAAGTAAAGTCAAATCCGATTGGCTCCACATCAAACTGCTCTGCCTTTATTTCAGCCGTTCTAATCGCATAAGGAACACCCATGAACTTTCTGGCTCTAACATTACTGCTTATCCTCACCTCCTGCGGTCGCACAGTGACCTCAAGCGGGAGTGAGTCGCCACGTTTGGATGAGCTGCGGGCAAAGAAGTCGCTATATTGTCACATGGGTGCGAAAGTGCTTGCAGACAAGGGTTTCATGGACGACAGGTGTGATAGTTTACTTTTTACCGCGCTTTATTCTACAGCCTGCGATGAGGTCGACCTTACAAGCTGGGAAGAACCTGAACTTCCCGGAAAGTGGCACCGAAACCCGCAAAGGGACTGCTTCGTAAACGGGACACCCAACGGCTCTGCTTCCACAATATCGAAAGACATGTTTCTCGGCCTCTGGCATTACCAGCTTTCCTACAACAAAGCCCAGGACGTGGCGGAAACTGTGGCCTACGGCAAGGCTCACAACTGGCAAATGGGAGAAGGCAAAGACGCGGCAACAGTCTTAAGTCGCACGGTGCTGACCCCTGAGCTTATCTTTTTGCTTGAGGCTTTAAACCACAAGCTAAACGGTGGCGCTTTGATGCTACAAGATGGCAGCGCCGATGCCGTGGGCACGCTTACCGGCTACCAGGCGCATTTGCAGGTGCTTAAGATTTTATTGCAGCACCGCGTCAGGGGCGCAATCTCCAACGGTGAGCTTTCAAGCCTTAAGTCTCAAGCTGAGAGGCAGCCCGACAACGCTCTTTACGTCGCTTCTTACGAGAGGTTTGCTGGGGGCTCCAGGGCGGTCGATATTTTGCTCGACTCGCCTCATTTCCCGGACGACAGGCTGCCCAACAATCACTCTGAGCACTGCACCAGCTACCTGCATTCAAGAGATCAGCAAAATCTAAACGACTGGGCACCTTGTCCGGGCGAAGACTTTAGAGAGCACGACGGCACCGATTTTGTGTTCGCAGCATGGGTCATTTTAAACCTTTAAGGGGACAGCAATGGACGATTCAGCAATCAAAGGCCAGGTGTTGGCAGAGATTTTAAACATGGCGAAAAAGAAAATGGTGAGCCCGAAGAAAAAAGCCGAGGGCGCATTGGTTATTGAAGCAGAACCGGTTGAGGACGCAGAAGAGCCGGAAGCCGAGGCAGAAGAGCAAAAGTGCCCAGCTTGTGGCCATTGCTTCTAAACCGTTGACCCTTGGGGGCTCGATATGGGCTACAGCACAGCCGACCTGATAACAGACATCAAAAGCCGGGGTACGATTCCGACCAGCCAAAATAACTGGACGGTGCCCAAGCTTTTAAGCCTTGCTACCGACGTGATGCGGCTTCACATCGTCCCGCTGATGAGTTCTGTCAGAGAGGAATACTTCGTTACCTATTCTGACACCGCGCTTGATGGCGTGACCACAGAGTTTGATATTCACCGCAGAGCCGTCGGCATGGGACTGCGAGATGTTGAATGGGTCGATGGCTCCGGACAGATCTGCTCGGTGCCTCGACTCAGCGAGGAGCAAAAACAAGGCAGCGGCTCCGGACAGATGATGTTTTATCTGCGTTGGAACAAAATCATTTTGGTCAACCCAAAGGCCAACGGCTACTTGCGTCAGTCGTTTATGATCAGACCCGGCGATCTGTGCGAAACGACATCTGCCAACGTCATAAGCTCGGTAGACACTTCAACCAACACAATCGTAGTGGCCGAGGCAAGCATCACTGACGCGGTTTTAGCCAGCCAAAAGCTCGACTTCATCGCGGGCGAAGGCGGCCATGAATATGTCGGCATAGACCATACAATCTCAGGGATCTCCGGTGGACACATTACCTTTCATAGCTTGCCTTCTGGCCTCGCAGCGGGTGACTGGCTTGCACCGCAATTTCTTTCACCAGTCCCACAGCTTCCCGATGATCTCATGCCAGCCCTTGCGCAGCGCTGCGTTGTGCAAATCAATGAATCGGGTGGCTATTGGGATCAGCGCAAAGCGTCGATGGAAACCTATCAAGAAATCATTGAAGGGATGTTCAAGCTCATTTCTCCGCGCGTTAAGGGTGAAGCTAAAAAGATCGTAGCCTTTGCCGGAAGGGGTTCCTGGTGAGTCAAAAGCTCGCTTTAAAAATCAAAGGGCTCTACACCCATCCTAACGAGTTCTCAGAGGTTCCTGAAGGCGCTCTGGCTATTGCCAACAACGTCAACATCGACAGAGAATCTGTAGCCGAGCCGCGTCGAGGTTTTGGCCGTGGCAGCTATGGCTTTGCATCAAGCACTGACCGCGCGAATAAGTTTTTTGAATACCGCGACACTTTAATCGCCCACTACGGGGCGGCTTCTTTGGCGAGAGACACCGGCTCAGCCTGGTCGGACTACTCCGGCACTTTCAGCCCTCCAGATAGCTCGACTCCGGTCAGGGCTGCTGAGGCCAATCAAAACTTTTATTTTACGACTTCAGCTGGTGTAAAAAAACTCGACAGCCCGACGGGCACGGTCAAAGACTCAGGTGCATACAAGGGCACCTACATCAGCGGGGCAATTACTGGCTCCAGCGGCTTTCTAGCCGACACTTACTCGGTGGCTTACCGCATTGTGTGGGGTTACGAAGATGCCAACAAAAATTTGATTCTCGGGGCACCGTCGCAGCGGGCCATTGTGAAAAACACCGCAGGCGGGGCAGCAACCAGAAACGTCGCACTTGATTTTGGAATACCAGATGGCGTCACCACTTCTTGGCTTTTCCAGGTTTACAGGTCGGCGCAGACTACTTCTGACACGCCGTCGGATGAGATGTTTTTGGTCTATGAGAGCAATCCGACCAGTGCCCAAATTACAGCCAAGGCCATTAGCCTTACCGATGTCACCGACGACGATCTGGCAGGAGCCACCCTATACACCTCGCCAAGCCAGGAAACTATTGTCGCAGCAAACGACACCCCACCCTTTGCCAAAGATGTCGAGGTCTTTAAAAATCACCTTTTTTACGCCAACATCAAAAACAAGCACCGGCTAAAGCTGACCTTGATTGCTGTGCCTGATGCCGACGACGCTTTGACCCTTAACGGCGTTACCTACACCTTTAAGGCTGCTACCTCGGTTGGCTCAAACCAGGTTAAGCGGTTTACCGCTGGGTCGGTCTCTCAGAATATCGCAGATACGGCGATTGAGCTTTGTTCGGTGATCAATAAAAGCGCGAGCAACACCGGGGCCAACGCGATTTATGCTTTTTACATCTCCGGCGAAAACGACACCCCGGGAAAGCTCCAGATTGAATCCCGCTCTGTGGGTGGCGCAAGCTACGCTGCCACGTGGACACCAGCCAGCACATCGCAGCCATGGCAGCCACAACTTCCGACCTCTGGCGCGTCGATTTCTAGCGCTAATGACGAATACATTAACGGCCTAGCCTTTTCTAAACCGCAGCAGCCGGAAGCGGTGCCCCTGGTGAACATTTTTCGGGTGGGGTCAGCTGACCAGGCAATTTTGCGGATCATCGAGCTAAGAGATTCGCTTTTTATCTTCAAAAACGACGGTGTTTATAGGCTTACTGGTGAAGACGCTGGCAGCTTTCGCATCGAGCTTTTCGACGGCACCGCGCGGCTCATTGGCCCGAACACGGCGCAAAAGCTCAACAACTCGATTTACTTCCTGTCTGATCAGGGTGTCGTGTCTTGCTCTGAAACCGGCCTTTCTGTGGTGAGCCGTCCGATAGAATCCGACATTGTGGAGCTTTTCGGTGTGAGCCTTTCGGCCCTTTCTCAATACAGCTTTGCTGTTGGGTACGAGTCGGAAAGAAAATACATTCTCGGTCTGATTCAAAACGCAGGCGACACCAACGCGACAAAATTTTACGTTTACAACACATTCACCAACGCCTGGACGACCTGGGATGGTCTTGATTCTCGCTGCGGCTTTGTCCGTCCAAGCACCGACATTATGTATCTGGGCGACGATAACTCAGAGTATTTATTGGTTGAGCGAAAGTCTAAGACGGCTTCTGACTACGGTGATTTTCTCACCGAGACCACGCTCACCGATGTTTCAACCGATGGGCTGACCCTTACGCTTACCAATTCCGACATGTTGACGGTCGGTGACGTAATTTATCAATCAGCCACTTCCTATGCTGTGGTGAGATCAATCGACGTGATCGCGGGCACATGCGTCATGTTCTTCAAAGGCAATTTGTCGGCTGGCTCTGCTGATGTTTACGGGGGCATCAATGCGACGGTCGAATGGGTGCCGATGACCGGAGAAAATCCAGGGGTCGCGAAACATTTCCAAGAGATCGCCGTGCTCTTTAAAAAGGGGTTTAGGCTTTTCTCGACCTTTGGCTTTTACTCGGACGAGTCACGCTCTGTCGAAGAGGTTGAGATCTCTGGCCCTGGCTTTGGCAATTTTGGGTTTTCTACCTGGGGCGGAGCGCCATGGGGCGGCATGATTGGCAGAAGCCCGAAGCGGACTTTTGTGCCCATGGAAAAAGCCCGGGCGTCTCATCTTTCTTTCCGATTCAACCACCGGATCGCTTTCAGTGACTTTCAAATGGAGGGCGTAAGCCTGATCTTTAACGTCATGAGCGAAAGGTTTGGTGTCTAATGGCAAAACTGCCAGCGATTAACCAGATCAAAAAGGAAGACTTCCCGGATCAGGGTTGGATTGAAAAGCTTTTAAGCCCAATCAACAGCTTTATGCGCTCGGTGTACCAGGCTTTAAACAAAGGGATTACGGTTGGCGACAACCTTTCCGGGCAAAGTAAGACGATTGACTTTGTTTACTCGGCCTCGGGCTCGGTGTCATTTGCCTGGAACTCTCCGAGTCGGCCTGAGCATGTTTGGGTGACTGGCGTCGTTTCCTATGGCGCTCAGCCAACCGCAGCCGTATGGGCAAATTGGACTTTCGATGGCACCGCAGTCACCTTGAATCAAATCACCGGGCTGACAGCGGGCGAGCGCTACAAATTAACGGTAATCGCTTTAACAGCATAAGAGGAATGCCATGGCGTACTTAATGGAGTCGGAAAAAGACAAGGAAGCACAAGGCCAGGGCTCGGCTGGTGCAGGGGGAGCACAGCTAAGCTCGGGGTCTGGGCTTATTGGCGGGGGCTCTGGCTCGACTGGGGCCTCTGCCTCTAACTCGACTCAGGCAAACCGGCCGACCTCGACTGGTTACGTCAACTTGCAGCGTTATCTGGATGCCAACAAAGACCAGACTGCGGGCATGGCTCAGGGCGTGAGCAACAAAATCGAAGACTCGGCCAGCAGCGGAACCGCAGGGGTAACAAAGGCAAAGAGTGAGTTTGACAGCGCGGCGACCTCCGGTGGCGCAGCGGACGCCTCGGGCGTGATCAACCAACTCAAGGCGGATCCCACCAAGGTCAACGCACAAGACTATAGCTCCATGGTAAACGCCACCTATGGCGGGCCAAAAACTCTGGCCGAGATCAAAGGCTATGGAGACGCAGCCGGGCAGGTGAAAATAGCCGAAACCATGGCCAACTCCTGGGGTGACGCAGGCGGCAGAAAAACCCTTCTAACTGAGGCTTTTGCGCGGCCGCAATACGCCAAGGGCATGGTCGGCCTTGACCAGGCTCTTTTGTCGGGCGATCAGGCAGCTGTGGCAAAGGGTCAGGCTGACTCGGCAAAATACGGCAAGCTTTCTTCAATTTTGGGAGAGGCTGAAAGCAAAGCAACGGAGACGGCAAAAGCCAAACAGCAAGGTTACACCGACCGTGCGCTGGCTTTGACTGGTGCGAGAGATGAGGCCATTGGCGGGATAAAAAGTGCTCTCGAAGGCAAACTAAAAACCGCCCAAGACGCAAGAAACTGGGAATACGACAAACTAGGGATGCTCGGAAACGGCATGGAGCAAGACGGCCTCAACGCTTGGGCGCGTCAGCAGGGCCTTGACCCGTCCCGGTTCGGCACTCTCAACCCTTTAGAGTCTGGCAACCTGCAAAAATACGTAACCAAAGGCGCTAATTTGCAGATGGCTGACGTGACCACAAGCGACGATTTAGCACGACTTCAGGCGTTGCAATCTCTCGGTGGTGCGGGCGCTGATTTTGTCACGCAATCGACGCAACCGATAGCTTCTCCCTATAGCTTCAACGCAGAGGCTTATAAGCGAGATCTTGCTGCGAAGACGCCTCCGGTTCAAACGGTTGAAACCAAGGCCGATGGGTCAAAACAGGAAGTTAACGCACAAAACAACGCAGCAACAAAGGCAGCGGTTCAGGCTGCGGAAGCGGAAAAGATCAGGCAGTACCAAGCAGAAAAAGCCCGCGCAAAACTTCTTCAAATGATGAGGAGATAACAAATGTCTGGAGCAGCAATGGCCGCAGGCGCACTTGCGCCAATCCTTGGCGGGTATTTGGGAATGGAAGCCTCTGCCGAGGACTCCAGAAAATCTGTCGCCAACGCCGGAAAAATCGCGGGACTATATGGCAACCTTCAAACTCCCGAATATGACACCATCAACCCGGTCAGCTACGGCCAATACAGCTACCTCGGCGATTACACCCCGACCACGCTTGAAGCGGTAAATCTCGGGCCATCGGCTATGGAGGGTATTGCTCTTGACCCTGTGACCAGAGCGGCACAGATGCAGGCTTTGCAGCAGCTTCAAGACGTAAGCTCGCAAGGTGGCATGACTGCCATAGACCGGGCTCGCCTGGCTCAGATGCAGACTGGAGTCAACCAACAGGAAAGGGGCAACCGCGAAGCCATCATGCAAAACATGCGGCAACGTGGCGTTGCGGGTAGCGGCTTAGAGCTTGCTGCCTCTTTGTCCAATCAGCAATCAGCGGCCGACAGAGCCAACCAGGAGGCTTTAAACGTCGAGGCCATGGCCCAGCAGCGGGCTTTGGATGCGATGATGCAATCAGGATCTTTGGCAGGAAGCATCAGAGGCCAGGACTTCGGCGAGCAGTCCCAGATAGCTCAGGCAAAGGATGCGATCAGCAAGTTTAACGCAGCCAACACTCAAGACGTAAGAAATCAGAATTGGGGCGCGGTCAACCAAGCTGGAATGGCTGGCAATACCGCCCGTCAGGGCATCGCAAATGCCAACGTAGACATCGGCAATAAGCAAGTAGACACCAACACCGGGATAGCTCAATACGGTAACGACCTTAAAGGCATGGCCTTCGATGACAAGCTTAAAAAGGCTGGGGGTATAGCTTCCGGTTACGGGGCAGCTTCTCAAGCCTACGGCAACCGGGCGACGTCAACACGTCAAACCTATGCCGGGATAGGCCAAGGGATAGGCCAAGGCATGTCAGCATACGGGCAATACAGCAAATAAGGAGGCACCAATGCCAGTAAATTACGATGAAATTGAAAGCTATTTGGCTGCCAAGTTTAATCAGCCCGACGACTCCGAATCGATTGAGGCTTTGAAAGAAAGCCAGCGGCAGGCTCGCCTTGCTGCCGGTCTTGGCCGTGCCGGTAACACAATCGGTGCGGCCCTGGGAGGCATCAAAGCCGACAACTCTTTCTATGACCAAATGGACGCCAACGCTGCCAGTGATTTTAAGGCAGGCATGGACAGGAGATCGGCTGGCGAGGCTAGAAAGATGGCCGTCGCCGAGTATCTGCAAAAGAAAAAGGCGGGAGATGAATCCCTGGCCTATCAAAAGAGCAAGGACGACCGTTCTCATGCTCTGGAGCTTGCGAAGCTGGGGCAAAAAGACACCAAGATCGCAGCCGAAAGACCCTATGAATACGTCGATAGCGAGGGCAACGTCAGAACAGGTCGCTATGTCGAGGGTAAAGGCCCGCTTCAATCGTCAAGCGATCCTCTGGCTGTGGCAAAGGGCAAAACCAATGTGCCGCAAACCTATGAAGAGCGCATCAAGGCATTAAGTGCAGATCAACGTGGTCGCTTTGACAACAGCACTATGGCGTTGCGCTCTGTAAAAAGCATGGCCGATGCGCTTTTGAACAAAAATCAAAACACCTTCAGCATTCTAGGCGATAACGATTACACGCTTTCCAGGACACAGTGGGAAGAGGCCATAGGCCGGATGCAGTCCGGGGGTGCAATCAATGACGATGAGGCCAAGCGGTTTAGGGCTATGGCACCAGGGCCAACCGACAGCGCCGAGATTCAGCGCAAAAAGCTCGCCGAAATGGAAACCTTGATGAGCCAACGGATTCAAAACCTTGGCTTTGACACCAATGAAGCTATGGGCCGTTTATCTGAGACCGAGAAAAAAGTGGCGCTCCCTGCTGGTAAAAGCGACGGCACCGCATTTGCTGGGCCGAAAAAGATGCCTTCACCGCAAGACATCGACGCTTACAACTGGGCCAAGCAAAATCCAAACGATCCGAAGGCTCAGGGCATCCTTGAAAAGTTGCAAAAGAAAGGCGTCTTGTGATGAGCACTTTCGATCCAGACAAGTACCTTGCTGACACTGGCGGCTTTGACCCAGATGCTTACCTGGCCGAGCCAGATGAGCCGCGTCCTGCACCTAAGACCTCTGGTGCCGAATCAGCCCTTGCTGGTGCTGGCCAAGGCATCACGATGGGTTGGGGCGATGAGATGGCTGCCGGGCTGGGCGCTGGTATAGACGTAACCAAGGCAGCATTGGGGCTGCGTGGAGATATCGACTTTAAAGACGCCTATCAAAGCTATTTGCCACACATGCGAGAGTTAGATGCCAAGGCTCGGCAAGATAACCCGTGGACTTACGGAGTCTCCCAGGTAGCCGGTGGCGTGGCTACGGCTCTTGCCCCCGGTATGGCTGCCCTTGCACCAGCGAAAGGTGCGGGGCTTGGGGTTAACGTTGCAAAAGCTGCCACCATGGGCGGTGTCCAGGGCGCTGGGTCTTCCGAGGCTAGTCCTCTTACGTCAGCAAACCAGGCGGGGCAATTTGCTAGAGATGTTGGCGTTGGTGCGGGCTTTGGTGCAGCCGGTCAGGTGGTGGCACAAAAGGTGCTGCCTGCTGCCATTGACAAAGCCAGGCAACTTCCCGACTGGCTCAATGACGTAGCAGAAAAGCGGGCATTTAAGGCTGTGGCCGGGGGCATAGACAAAGCCTATGACGAAGCCATGCAAAAGGGATCCATAAACAAAATAGGCCGCGAGCTTTTAGACCGAGAAGCTGTGACGTTCGGCAGCCGTGCCTCAGAGATCGGTAAAGAGGTCTCTAAAATCCGCAAGGCAGCATGGAATGAGATCGATGACCTCTTTAAGCAAATCGACTCAACTGGGGCAAAGATAGTCAGCGGCGAAAGCATTGGTCATAAGCTTTTGCAATACGCCGATGACATCAACATGCCAGGCAATGAGGGCGTGGTCTCCAGGATGCAGGACATGGCAGCCAAATACATCGAGATGGGTGACATGACTCTCTCGGCTGCGCAAAAGCTCAAAAACAATTACAAGTGGTCGATGGGTAGCCCGCAAGGCATGACCCTTGGAAAGGACGCAATCAACACGGTAAAGCAGACTATCGGTGGCGAAATGGATGACGCGATCAGCCGCTTTGGTCAGGTCGCCGATGCTGCTGAAAACCAGATGGCTCAAACCGGATCGGGGCCGGTGCAAAGCGTGACCATGCCCGGGCCCGGAGGCAGCGTCTTAAAAGAGGCCCAGGAGGTCGGTGCAGACCTTGCTGGCCAATACGGTTCCCTAAAAAAGAGCTACGGCAACCTGGCAGATGCGGAAAAATACGCCCGCATTCTCGCCAAGCGTGAGGCGAAAAATCAAACCCTCGGCCTTAAAGATTCGATCTTTGGCGCAGCTGGCTTTGCCACGATGGGGCCAAAAGGTATTGCCCTTGGTGTCGCAAACAAGATCGGTCGCGAATACGGCAACGCAGCAACGGCCGTGACCGCTGACAAACTTTCCAAAGTCCTTTCTCAAACTCCCGAGTTGTTCGGCGAATATGCTCAGATTCTCACGCAGGCGGCGCAAAGGGGCCCAGCGGCCTTGACGGCAACCAACCTCGTTTTGCAAAAAGATCCCGGATACATTCAAAAACTCAATGAGCGCGGCTTGATCGAAGAAATCGGCGACGTTTACGCCAAAGGCAACCAGCCGGAGCCGCAATCGGTCGGCAAGATGTTGCAAGAAACCCCGGAGAAACTGGGGGTATACGCAACCATGATGCAAAAGGCAGCTGAAAGGGGCGACAACGGCGTAGCCGTGACCCATCACATGCTTTGGCAGAAAGATCCGGAATATCGCAAGCTGTTTCAGCCCAAGTGACTTGACAGCACCCATAGCTTCTGTAGATACTTTGAGCACATTCAATAGTTAAAACCTATGGAGGCTCAATTGCAGAAATCGCATGAGCAGAACGCTTTAGAAACCATGAAATCTGGGCGTGAGGCCTTGGATTGCGTCTTTTGGGTGTTCAATCACGGCCACTTCCAAGGCACCGCTGAGTTTTTGACCAACATGAACAAAGCAATCACCTATCTCAACAGCCTGGTGGCTGCCATGGACAACCATATTCAACTGATCGAAGAGCGGAGCACTGATGTCGAAAAAGGACTCGTCAAAATCGGTAAATCCGGCGCAACCGTTCAAGGTGTTTCGGGTGGTAAAGGGAAAAGAAGGCGGGTTCAGTCTCCTGACCTATCAAGCAAGTCAAAGCGGCATAAGCCTGGTGCAGAAGTCTAAAGAAGAGCTTCAGGGCATCATCCTTTCTGACTTAGAGCACCAAATTACTGAGCAGGCAGCAAATGACACTTCGAAAGATGTTCCAAAATACGACGGCTTTTGAGGCTTGTTGCCTTCTTTTTGCTTTGTCGCGGTCGTGGGTTCTTTTATCGCCAGAGATTTCTAATCAGGACGTAGCATTTTTTGTGTTTCTTGCGGGCCTTGCCGTTTCGGCTCGCAAGGTGCGAGATCCCGGGTCTCACGATGAGATTAAAGTGCTTAAGGATGAGCTAGCCGGGCTTCGTGCTTCTCAATCTGAGTTCAAAGACAAGCTTGGGGTGATCGACCTTCGGCTGGGGATGACTCGCCATGGCAGCTAAAGAAGACCTGAAAGAGTTTGTTGACCGGGTTTCTGCAAAGCTCCAGGCGTTGCGTGGCCAAGAGCTTACGATTGACCAGCTTGCCAGTGTTTTAGCCGCAGCCGAGCAATGCAGCCGGATCGTCAGAAACCTTGAAGGCATCCCTGACATTACGCCAGAAGACCCATTAGCAAGAAAAGCCAACGACAAGGAACTACTCGCAGCCGTTGGGGCATCTGTTGGGAGCAGCGCTTAAAATAGACCCGATGAGCGCCAGGCACGAGCTTTGGCGGCGGGGTAATTTAAGTTGGAAGCTGAGCGAGAGCCAGCAGCCTATCTATTCTCTATTCGAAAAAATCCGTAAAAGCCGACACAAAAAGGGTTTTGTCAGAACCTCCAGGAGATTTGGCAAGACTCATAGCTTTCTGACATTTGCTTCGGAGCGTTGCATTGTCGAGCCCGGGATTTTAATTCCTTACGTGGCACCGACAATAAAACACCTGAAGACTGTGGTGATTCCGATCATGGGCTCTCTCGCTGCTGATTGTCCAAAGCAGCTTCGGCCGCGTTTTAACTCCCAGGATGGCACTTTCACTTTTGCCGGGAGCGCAAAGATTTTGCTTGGCGCTGCGGAAAACAATCACGCGGAGAAGTTTCGGGGTATCCGGGCAAAGTACGCGTTGCTTGATGAAATCGGGGTAATTTCCGACCTGCGTTATCTGGTCAATGACATCATGCTGCCGACTTTGATGTATGACGACGGCTTCATGGTGGGCTCTGGAACACCGCCATCGTCGCCGGATCATTATTACACCGAAATGCTCATGGAGTGTGAGGCCAACGGTCTGGCGGTGCATAAGACCATTTGGGAAAATGACCGCATCACAATCAAAGAGATTTTAGAGTTTGCCGATGCCTCGGGCTGCGTTGTCGATTGGGAGCGCTTTAGCCAGGAGAACAGCCCAGCCAGGCGACGTGATGTTGCGTGGGGCAAGGCTCTGATTTTGGAAAAGTCCACTACGTTTAGGCGTGAGTTCGAGGCCGAAATTGTTATCGACGAAAACTGGGCGGTGCTGCCGGAGTTTACCGATTCAAGAGCCGAGAGAATCGTCAAAGAGTGGAAGCTCCCGGAGTTTTATTTCCCTTACGTGTTCATAGACACCGGCTTTATTGATTTTACCGGGGTTATCTTTGGGTACTGGGATTTTCTGAACGCCAAGGCGGTGGTTCAGGATGAATTGCTGGTTGATTTTCGTCGTCAGGAGATGAACGCCAAAAAGTTCTCTGAGCTTGTGCTGGCAAAAGAAAGAGAGCTTTGGGGTGAGGTTAAAACTTATCTGCGTTTTGCTGATGGCGATCTTATTGTGCTTAACGAGCTTGGCGAGCATGGCCTTATAGTCCAGCAGGTGACCAAGGATGAGATCGAGGCCCAGGTGAACACCGTCCGGGTCGATATTACCCAAGACAAGCTGGTCATTCAGCCGCGTTGTGTGAACACGATTGCGCAGTGTCGGTATGCGGTGTGGAACCGGCAACGCCGGGCCTTTGCTCGCACGGAGAATCACGGACATTACGATTTGCTCGCTGCCTTGATTTATTTCCTGCGTCACATCAACAGAAGCGCGAACCCGTGGCCGGAAAACTACGGGGCAACATTTAACCATTACGTTTCGGCACGCCATGGACGGCAAACCGGAGCGGATTCTTTAAGGAAGATTTTCAACCGGTAGGCCAGGAGGGCCCAAAATGAGCTTAAACGAGTATTTTGCACTAAAGCCAGCTGATGAGATTGGCAAAGAAATTTATGCGAAGGTGCAGCGGTACTTTCGCATGATCGACGATTCTGGATATTTCGGGCTGCTGAAAAAAAGCCACGCCATGTACTACGGCATGAATCAGCGGGAAAACTCGACGGGACTAAATTTCCGGTCTGGAGCCATCACCAGAGGCGGCGAGCAGGGCGAGCGCTTCAACATCAACATCAATCAGTACCGTAATCTTTTGCAGCATCTTTTGGTGCTGATGACCTCCGACCGCGCTGCATATGAGGCGATGGCTGAAAACACCGACTCAGAATCCCAGGCGCAGTCGATTCTGGCTGAGGGGCTTTTAGAAAACTACCAGACCGAGAAAAGAATGGAGCGGCATCTGGTGCGCTGCGGGGAGTATTCCCTATATCTAGGCACCGGCTATTTGCTCCAAGAGTGGGACGTGCAGGCAGGTAGAAAATACGGTGTAGACAATCAAACCGGACTTCCGGTGTATGAGGGTGATTTACGTCTTTCCGGCAAAACTCCGCTTGAGGTGGTGTTAGATCCCGACTCAACCAGCCAGGAGACTCACTGGAAAATCGTCAAGCGTCAGGAAAACCGCTATGACCTGGTGGCTCAGCTCCCAGAGCTTGCCGACGAAATTGAAAAGGTAAGCCGCAAATCGGCAGAGATTGAAAAGTACACTTTTAGTGCAAACAAAGAAGACGAAAACGACTTGATCCCGGTCTGGGATTTTTACCACGAGAAAACCCCGGCCGTGCCCGAGGGGCGTATGGTTACGATTTTACCGGGTGGCGATGTGATCTATGACGGGCCCCTGCCATATCGCAAGGCTCCGGTTTTTACCTTCCAACCTTACAACATCGAGGGCACGCCTTACGGCTACACGCCGGGCTTTGACATCATGGGCATTCAAGACGGGATAAACGTTTTAGCGAGCACGATTTTGTCCAATCAGGTGGCTTTCGGCACGCAACTGATCGGTATGCCGAAGGGTCATGACATCAGCTATAAGCAGCTTGCTGACGGCTTGGCTTCGGTTGAATTCGACCCCAAGGTTGGCCCACCCATCCCGATTCAACTCACCCAGACCGCTCCTGAGATCTTTAACTGGGTTAATCAGCTGGTGCAGTTTGCCGAGCAGATTTCGGGGCTCAATTCTGTTGTTCGCGGCAACCCACAGGGCCAGCTTCAGGGTGCCTCGGGTGCTGCCATGGCTCTTCTTGCTTCCCAGGCCATTCAGTTTGCTTCCGGCTTTCAGAGAGAATGGGAGTTTTTCAATGAAGACGCAGGCACCGGCACGATTCAGATTTTGCAAGACTATGCGACCACGCCCAGGATCGCGCAAATCACCGGCAAAGCCAATCGCTCTTATCTGAAGCAATTTAAAGGAAGCGACATCAGCCGGATCACTAAGGTTCGGGTGAAGCGCATTTCTGCCATCTCCAAGACGACCTCGGGCAAGATGACGCTTGCAGATAATTTGCTTCAGCACGGCTCGGTGAATGCTGACCAATACCTTTCCATGGTGAAAACGGGCCAGCTTGACACGATGACAGAAGCTCCGATGAGTCAGATTTTAAACATCAGGACAGAAAACGAGAAAATGCGCGAGGGCACGAGCCCGCAGGCCTTGGTCACAGATCGCCACTCAAAACATATCCCTGAGCATTTAACTTTGCTTGATTCGCCAGAGGCGCGAGAAAACCCGCAAATCGTGCAGGTTGCTTTGGCGCATATCCAAGACCATTTAGACAAATGGAAGACTTTGGCGGTCAGCAACCCAGATCTTTTGATGCTTCTAGGCGAGCCTATGCCGCAGTCGGCGCAGATGATGCCTCCAGGTGGGCCACAGGGCCAGCCTCCACAGGGGGGGCCAATGCAGCCTCCAGGGGCACCAGCTGAAGGCCAGATGCAAGCTGCTGCGGGAGCCGAAGGGTTGCAAGAGGCCATGCCGTTTATGCCGTCGATGCCTACCAATCCATTAACGGGTGAAAAGTTTTCACCGGTGAATGCCGGGGATGTTGAATTTACTTCTGGAGGTCAACTATGAGCGAGATGACAGCGACGGCGGCAGCACCCGCCCCACAGACCACGCAAACACCATCATCGGCATCTCCTGCCGAAGCCCCTGCCAAGTCGGAAGGCTCCGGGGTGTCTGACTTTGAAGATGTCTTCATTGTCGATGGGGTTGAGCGCAAGATGAAATACAGCGAGGCCAAAAGGGAGCTTCAAAAGCGGGCAGCTGCGGAGCGTCGTTTTGAAGAGGCCAGCCGGATGCGCAATGAGGCAGCCCAGCAGGTGACGCAGGCCAAGCAAATCATCGATGCGTTGCAGTCGCGAGACCGTCGCCTTTTAGAGCAGACCATGGGTGCCGAGGGACTGCACGAGTTTGCCGAGCAGCTTATCTGGGAGAAGATTCAAAACTCCAAGAAAAGCCCGGAGCAATTGAAGCTGGAGGAAGTGGAAAGAAAGGTTGAGGAATACGAGAACGAGAAAAAGACCAGAGCACAGCAGGAAAAGGAGGCCGAGGTTGCTCAAAAAGTAGAGCAATACAAAACCCATTATTCCAACATGATTTCTAAGGCCATCGAAACCTCCAACCTTCCTAAAGACGCGACGACGGTGGCTTTGATGGCCAACATTCTCGACAGCTACCGGACTCATGGTTACGAGCCTTCTACCGATGAGTTGGTGGCCTCGGCTATGGAGCGCTACAACGCCCCGGTGAAAAGCTACCTTCCGGCGATGACTGGCGAGCAGCTGGTGAAGTATCTCGGTGATGACATTGTGGCGAAGATTAGGGAATACGACCTAAGCCAGATCAAAAACCCGATGCGGCACAGACCTCAGACCCCGATTACTCAGGCCCCGAGCAGCAGAGAGGAAAGGGTTTTTATCAGCCCGGCTGAGCTTGCCCGGATGGCGCGAAAGAAGGCTGGCCTTGGATGAGGTCGCAAAGCAGGTAGTGGCTGGCGTTTTGCTATTGCTGGCGGGCTCATTGCTGTCGAGTGGAGTTTGGGCTGCTCGATGGCTTTTGAAGCTTCGCACAGATTTAAATCGTGCTTTTTCAAAAATCAGGGCTTTAGAGCAAAGGGGAACACATGCAAGTAGCGCTCATGGGGATCTTTTGGAGTCTTGTCGGAAAGCTCGGGGCAAAGTTTTTTGCCAATGTGATCATCGCTGGCCTTAAAGAGTGGAGTTCCCACACAGAAAACAAGTTTGATGATGCGGTTGCTGAGGCCTTTCGCCAGGCTTGGGAAGGGGTGCCTGAGAAATGAAAACCCCCTATTGGCAGGCTAAGACTTTAGACGATCTCGTGCAGCGGTACGGTAAAATCGAAGTCACTCGCTCAGGTCGCTTGGAGTGGCCGATGGGTTTTAAGTTTTTGGTGCCTTTGGCGTTACCGAAAGAGCTTGCTTTGACCAACTCGATCAATGGCCGTTCGATGACGACTCTTTTTGTAAATTCCGACATCGTGGCTCCACTTAACGACACCTTTAGAGCTTTGATTAAGGCTGGCCTGCACTCTGAGTTAAAGACGTTTGACGGCTGTTTTAATCCTCGTTACCAGAGGGGCAGCACCTCCAAGCCTTCCCTGCACTCTTACGCAATAGCGCTTGATTTTAACGCTTCTGCGATGCCTTTAGGCAGTGAGTCTACCTGGTCGGATGAGTTTGTTGGTGTCTGGAGAGATCACGGGTGGGTCTGGGGCGGAGATTGGAAGAGAAAAGACCCTCAGCATTTTCAGTTTACCAACGCCGGGTAGTACAATGTAGCTAGCGCAGCGCTACCCTCCAGTTTCCAGCCGTCGCCTTAAACAAGCGAGCCGCCCTCTCCAGGCTTGCAACCTGGGCATCAGGGGGCGGGTGTTTCTTAACTCCCGGTTTTGCGGATATCCCGCTTTTCGAGGATCGCAATGGGAAAGCTTTCTTCGAATTGCGCCTCGTAAATACTCGCAAAGTCCTCAAGCTCTTCCAGCGCGTCTTCAAGGGTCATGGTCTTATCGCGTAAAGCCTTGAAAACTTCGCTGACACCGCTGGCGATTCCGACGCAACGGTCAACCATGCTGGACTTGTTTTCAACGCGATTCAGAACTTCCATGATCTGAGGACTGAGCGACACATTGAGAGAAATTTTCTTTTTTGCTTCGTTCATTTTTGGCCGTCCCATCTTTCACCTCACTTAGTAGACGCTGCCCCTGGTTCCGGCTTCAATCACCTCGACCAATAGAGCACCATCGTCAATTATGTAAATCACTCGATACTTCTTCCCGACTTTGATTCGATACGTCTCGTCGCATCCCTTCATTTTTTTACAGCCATCTGGCCGTGGGTCTTCCGCTAGTCCGTCAATCGCTTCCCGAATCGCACCCTGATAAGCCGTAGCGATTTTGCTGAACTGCTTCACCGCTTGTTTTGAAATCGTCACCTTGTACATCGTGCCGCGCCCCCCTGATAAAAGACTTATCGGCACTTGCAGGAATAACTTTAGCATTTAAATGAGATAAAAATGAAGTATTTTATAACAAGCTGAAATACTTAAGAATAACCGCAGCCTGAGAATCCCCAAGCTGCGGCTGTATCAAGGAGAGAAACAGTTTTAAACGTGATTGACTATGTCATGAAGTGACATCTAGCCCTCATACCGCGCCACACAAAGCCAAATCTCCCCGTCCTTGCCGTAAGTCTTTTCTGCGTTGAGGCTGACAACCTGGGCATCGTCGTCCCAGATGATTCCATTGGAGCAGTCAAAGAGGCTCTTGACCATGTTATCGACATCCGGCTTTACCGCGGGCCACGGCCTTTTTTTCACCTTCACGCTCTTCGGTCTTTTCACCGTGAAACGCACCGCGACAGCAAGCGCTCCCGTCCAGGGTTCATCCTGCCAGCGAAGTCGAATCTGAGCGATTAAATCGCGCTCCTGCTTTCTGGTTTTCGCCGGAGTGTAGGTAAACCCCTTGCCAAAGCGGGGGCGGCCTTTAGCAAAGGGGTCGAGCGGGATGACGATATTTCGAATCATCCATTCAGAATGTCAGGGTGGTTACGGCTGTCAAAGATTAACTGGGTATTAGATGCAATTACGAGGATTTATTGCCTGCGACTTTCCCGATGATAAACGCAGTAACCAATGTTGCCAACGCAGAAACCAATGAGGTAAATCCGGCTGTGTCGCGCCCGATGGCGATGAGGAAAATGCCGCCACCAAAGCCGATCACAACAATTGAAAACGAGAAAATCTGGCCGCGCAGAACTCGCTTATTCTCGGTGGTCGAAATGCTGACTATTCGTTCTTGTTCTTTGGTTTCTATCTGATGGCGCTGCTTGGCCTCATTTTCCGCCATGGAAATAATTCTATCCGCTGCCCCGGGTTGGATGGACTCGAAACCAGCTATTATGTCAGGATGAGGCAGCGGACCGGCATAAATCGATGTGTTGCGTTGTGCGATCAATGCGCTCGTTTGCGGCGGAGCCAAAGCTCCTCTGGACTGGAGTGACGACATTTGCTTGCGCCTCGCAGCCTTATGCCGTGACTTTTTACTCATTTGAAATACTAAGTTCTTTTTCAAACCGGCGAATGCCAGTATTGAGGTCGCGCCCTACAGCTCTCCAATGGTCGCGAATAGCTTCATTGGGCCTTCTCGGCCTCATTCTTGGTGGGTGTCTTGTTGGGAGGGAGCCGAACAAATCAAAGGTGCTGCCCATCCCGAGCAGAAACAGCTTGAATTGTTTTTTAATGAGCTTGCCCATACTCCCTCTCTCAAACCCGCCTATACCAGTTATATCGGCAAGATTCATCAGATTCTAAAGAGCCTTCAGTAAGTGGCCGTAATTTATAGCGTATCAAAACAAAGTGAATTTGAGATGTGGATAACATTTTTGATCCATGCCAATCCGGCACCACCCTAGCCCTGCCTATTTGCTTGAGATAGTCAAAGCATTTTTGCGGGCGGAGTGAAAATAAATATTTATTGTCGGGATTTTGCTCAAGTATAGAACAGGTATGATCTTTGGCCAAAAGGTGTCGTAGATGTATCATCTTGGTATGACGAGAAGTAGCTATGTCAAAAAACTAGACAAAACGCGAAAATTTTCTCATTGACAGGCTTTTTTTACTTTGCTGATGTACGCGTTATGCCTAGCGGCAGCGACCTGCTGACGCGCTTCGCTTGTCCACGTTTATGTACCCACTTCGCTTCGCTTCGTTAGGACACATAAGCCGTTTGTATACGAACTACGTTCGTTGTGGATTAAATGCACCAGGTAGACTGACAACTTTGTTGTTGGGAATTTAGATCGGTGTTTCGGAGTTTGAATACAAATACGAAATACGGAACATCTCCTGTGGCCTTAAAAAGCACGGAGTACGGATACAAGGAACGTCTCCTGTGGCCTTAATGAAGAGATCCGTCTTAGCGTTATGGCAGAGGCGCATTGCCATCAAATGAGTTTGTTCCGTCGCTAATTGTCCAGCTTAATCCCGTCTCCCAGGAAGAAATTTTGACCGTCCCGGACCAGTTGTTAAGACGAAAACTCGATTTAAACGAATCAACGTCGCCGATGACAGTTCTCGTCATATCGGTCCATTCTTCTGTTGAGACAATTTCGTTTTTCATGGTGACAATGCCTCCCGGCTCTTCGGAGACCATTACCGATGTCACTTTATGAGCGCAATTTAATGACTCTGAGCGGTCTGGATTGGAGGTCCACGTGCAGGGGCCGCCAGTGGTGTTCCCAGAGAATGTGGTTGTCTTTAACGTGAAAGGGTAGCCGCCTGCTTCGTCAGTGTAACGGGCTTTGGTTTCAACCTCGGTAAAATGAAGCTCGGAGCTGGAAAAAATGACGGGGCACTCTTCAAGGGGGTCGCCAACTTTCCCTTTAAGCTCTCCCATCGCACAAGTGACTCCACTCCAGCCGGTGAGCTTGACGGCCATAACATTTGAGTCCAAAGACTTCCAACAGTCGGTGAAATCGGCGACTCTTTTTGAGATCTGGTATCTGACGCCAACCTCGGAAATCGGTTTGACGTTAATCGCCGTATCGCGGCAATTCTCCGCAAGCGCGGCACCGATCCCAAACATAGCTTTGATTCTGCCAACCGCTTCCTCCTGGGTTGTGGCCCAGAAATTGGTCTTTAGCGTGGTGAGGCTCTGCTTCGGAGCGTCATCGAAAATTCTGTCAACATCAGGTACGTTGGTGTCGTCTTTGCTGGCACCACATGCAGACAAAAACACCAAAGCAAAAGCCGCCGGCAACTTCGAAAACATGGTTGGTCTCCATGGCTGTTTGGAGACCTGATCGGGAATTAAATAGTGGGGCTAAATGGGCAAACTTACCTAATTTCACTTCCACAGAATAAGTGAGACGGGATAAACCCACTACTTATAGGCAGTTATCCCTATTCGTAATGCGTCGTTCTAATGAGAATATTACAAAGGCAGCTATTTCGATTTCTTTTTGATGACGAGCTTTGAGATGTTTCTATTCACAACTCTCAACGCCTCAGCAACGGAAACTTCGCGTACAGGCGCTGATATCGGTTTAAATTCAAACCCAGAGTTTGACAAAAGTTCGGCGTGGGTTACGCCCATGGTTTGACACAAAAGGTCTAATAAATCGCCTCCAGGCATTGAACGCCCGGTCTCCCAGTGCGCGACCGCGCTCGGGGCTACTCCCATCATGGTTGCAAAGGCAACCTGAGTAAGTCCGCTTTTGTCCCGCCACGCCGCTATGTTTTTTCCAAGAATGTTTGCCGCAATCGACATCGCTTTCCCCATGGGTGTGCATCACCTCTTTATTATATCGCAATTCAGTCCAACAATTTTAGTAACTTAGAATATGCTAATCTTTTTGATTGACGTAATCTAAGTATTTGTTTAAAAAAGGGGCGTATCCGGTTTGCTCAAGAAATGAGCACCGTGGTTGATGATGTAAGCTAAATGCGTTGGCGCGCAGTGCTTACAAAGCTTCGAAAAACCACATGGGCATGTGGATAACTTTAAGGGAACTATCGCTATCTGGAGATGGCGTGACCGGGCGGGCTGAGTAAATTTTAGACAAATGTGCTCAGCCCGCTTCTAACAAACACGGATATCAAAGTCAAACCATCAGGACAAAGGATTACGGCCTATGCAAACAGAATCACTAGAAATCACTACAGCACTCCCCGAGATCTCAACCGAAATGCGTCTTCTCGACCTCGTGACAATTCTCACGGCGGTTGACGAGGGCAACTACTCGCTCACTCCAGAGCAGCACTCGCAGCTTGGCGTCGTGCTCAGAAACAAGGTCGATAACTGCTCGCACTTTGTTGACGAGATTGAAGACCGAGTAAAGAGGCACCGGGAATACGCCAAGCAACACGCTGAGGCGGCCAGGACGCTCGAAAGGCAGCTCGCCGGGTTCCTGGACTACATCTCGTTTACCATGCGCTCCGGTGGCTTTGAGAAGCTTCCAGGCACCGAATTCCAAATCAGCCTCAGGCGCTCAGAGGAAACTGTTTTAAAGCGCGAGCCTTCACCAGAAGACTTTGAGCAAGCTCCCGAGTACGTCACCGAAAAGCGCAGCTACTCGTGGAAAAAGACAGAAATCAAGGCGGCGCTGAAGACTGGAACATTCCCGCTTTCTTGTGCATCGCTGAAAGAAAACTTTAACCCGCAATTTAAAATCAAAAAGGCCTAAGCATGAACCAACTAGCAAGAATCGAAAATCAAGCCATTGCGCTTATGCCGTCGGCCTCAGAGTGGCAGCAGATGCTCACGCAGTGCAGCGTGCTGGTAAAGTCTGGTTTTTTGCCGTCTACAATCCGAACCCCAGAGCAAGCCATAGCAATCGCACTAAAGGGCAGAGAGCTTGGAATGCCTATGATGCTGGCTTTTGCTCACATCTACATCATTCAAGGCAAGCCCTGTATGAGCGCAGAATCGATGCTCGGCATGATTTACAAGCACGCGCCCGGGGCAATCATCAACTACCCGCGTTACGAAAACGAAGCGGTGACGATTGAAGCCACGCGACCAGGTGGGAAGCCTTTTATTGTTACCTGGACAATGGACGACGCGAGAAAGGCCGACCTTACCGGCAAAGACAACTGGAAGAAGTTTTCCAGAGCGATGCTCAGAAGCCGGTGCATCAGCGAGATGGCCCGCGCTCTTTTCCCTGATGCTTTGCAGGGTGTCAGCTACACACCTGAAGAGCTTGATCCGGATGTTTCGGTAAATGAGCAAGGTGAGATCATCGATGTTCCGGTAGTAAAAACTTTCGCAGCTACAACGGGGGCAGCCCCGGCAAAAGCTAAAGCTCCGGTTATCGACGCAGAGCCTTCTTTCGTCGATGTTCAAATGGAAGTGCCTCACAACCAGGTAAGCGGCCTGAACCCCGATGAGCTTGAGCACTTGATGAATTACACCGTGCCTTTCGGCAAAAAGCTAAAGGGTAAAAAGGTAATCGATTGCCAGCTTGATGATCTTAAAAGTTACGCTGATTGGCTTTATAACAGCGCCAAAAAAGAGGGCAAGACTGTAAGCGCCATGGCCAAAGAGTTCATCAACATGGTGACTCTATTTTCTCGTCAAGTTCAGTTTGAAAGCGCCAATTTAGACTCTGGTGGAGCCGTAATCCCCACCAGTATGCCGGAAGACGTAGCAATACCCTTCTAGCGCCGTGCCATGTCAGGTAAGGCCGGAATCCTGACAAACCTCATAGCCTCGGGCATGGCGACAGACCAGCCCCGGGGCCGAGGCCTAAAGAGGGTTAAACATGCGCCTTTGTCCAATTTTACTCGCCTGGATTAGATCGCTGATGCTCAGGCGCAATCGAACACTCAGAGAGGTGACGCTATGCAACAAAAAGCTTCTGAAACAGTTGAGACAACATCGGTAGAAACGGGACTCACGCCAGAAGACTACGAAATCGAGCGCACCGAAATCCTTTTTTCCGCGATCTCTCGGCTCAAAGCCAGACCCGAAGAAATCGTCGGCACCTTGATGCGCGAATTTATGAAAAGACGCGAAGCCATTCAAGAGCGCCGTCGCCAATGGGTCGATGACAACATGACGTGGTCGCGACTTTCGCAGCAAATAATCGAGCTAGACAGTGAGATCACAAAACTCAGGGGAGCCGAAAAAGAAATATTCGATTCAATCTTCGAGCAAGGCGGCGGCAAAGCACATCTTTTTGAAGGCAGGAGGGGCATCAAGTGACTTTTAAGCTGGTTGAAAATTGTTATTGCTGCGGGTGCAACCGCTACTACGTTGGCCCTCCTGGAAAATACAAAGATGAGATCAGCGTAATCAGGTGCCCAGAATGTATCCAGAGCACGGGCGAACGCGTGGTTTTTGAATACAAGCTTAAATGGCGGACTAGAAGAGACGGCACTCGACAGCTGGTTAAAAGCGTCCACTACTACTGAGGCAACAATGAAAAAAGCCAGACAGATTGCTGACACCATTATCAGGGCGATGGCCTTAGTCGTTTGCTTGCCACTATTTGTGGTCATGTTTTACGAGGTCAGAAGGAAACTATGACGGTACACCACACAGGCATTGAAACAGGTTGTGACGCTGCAGCAGAAGAGCGTCGGGGTATGCCGGATTCGGTGAAGCATTTGCGCGGTGCCGAGCTTTATGCCAAACCGTTTCGAGAAAGTACTAATGTCTCAGTCGCCCTGGAGCACTTAAACAGGGCCCTACAATCAGGAATGAAGCCGGAAACGCAGTCCTGGGTGATTAAAGCGGTGAGGGAGTTGAGCAAGTGAGGGATGAAAATCGATGACGACACCTACAGACGATACCGAGCAAAAGCTGCGCATTGTGCCATCAGAGCCGGACACGCCGACGACGCTGAGGATTTTGCCCAGGAGGCGGTCATCAGACTTTGGGAGGGAAGAACCACGAAGCTTAAGTACATGCTTATCGACTATTTACGCAAGGTCTATGGTCGCACAGGGGTACGCGGCAGTCGGAGTAGACCAGGCAAGTCGTACAATTCAATTTGCGTCTACGAAGCAAGTGAGAGACTGGGCGACGATAACGCAATGGACGCTTTCGACGCTATTGGACGAGATCCAAAACCTGAACCAGCTGATTTTCGTTATGCAAGAGGAGTTACAGAACTCCAAAGAGAAGTAGCGTCAGCGTATCTGATCGATGGGCTCAACCTGAACGAAACGGGAGAGCAATTTGGGTTTAGCGAATCAAGGGCTTCTCAGGTGGTGGCGGCCGTTAGAAAGAAAATGGCGGATGGGGCCATTTTAGGCACCTGCCTAGAAGACTATCTAGAAGACGAAGAAAGAAACAGCGTGCGAATAAATTGGATTGAACTGTGAATAGAAGAAACTTCACAAAACAGGAAAATACGCAGATAAAAGCGATGATTCGCAAGGGTATGCTTTACCATGAAATTGCCAAACACCTTGATCGGCCTAGAGGCTCAATCGCAGTCCAATGCAGAAAACTTGGACTATCCAGTCAAAAAAACTACTTTAAGAGAAAAGGCGGGTACTACCACAGAATTGAAGAAATTTATGACCTCTACAAAACAAGAACAGCCGCTGAAGTTGCAGAGGAAACTGGATTAAAAACAAGCCAGGTGCGCTCGGCCCTGCTTCGAGCAATAAAGGTGAATCCAAGTAGGTACAAAACCAAGGACAAGCGTCGCCGTGACACATGGAGCGCCGAAGAGCTAATCACCCTACTCCAATACTCCGGTTTGCAAGAGCGCGGCTGGATCGCAAAAAAACTAAACCGTGGGACTCATCACGCTGTCAAAGAAGTCATGTCGCGCATGTCGTCGTCGACTCGCTACATCAACGGCCTACCGCTAATGCTCGCCGAGCAGCTTATCGGGGAAACCCTTGACTCTGTGAAGACTTCAGCTGGTGCTCCTGGCTCTAGAGGTAATTGCAGACCAAAGCTTGTCCCCTGGGTCGTGATGGCAGCAGTCATTAAAAAAAGAAAGTTAAGCCTAAAACCGACGGTCATCGCCGGAATTGAGGCAATGGCAAGCTTTCAAATGGAAGTACACGGATGCAAAAGCCTTTATGAAACAGCGTTTCGAGTCGCGTCACTAGCCACGGAGGTTTGAATGTCAAAAGAAGTACAAAGGGCCGGAGTCGAGGAAATCTATTCCACAAAGAAAGTTGTGACCACCCTTCAAGGGCTAATGGAGTCAGTCACAGAAAAGAATGTGACACCAGACACCGTTAACGCGGCCTGCAACTGCGCGAGTCGCATCGTGGATGTCCTACGAGTCCACATTGAGGCAGAGCGGCTTCGGGCACGAGTGAATCCGAGATAATTAAGAGGTTTCGACTTTGCAGATTTAGTGGAGATAAAATGACCCTAACAGAACTACGCGAGCTGCTGGCAAAGAGAACGCAGGGCGGATACGCATTTTCAATGCAACTAGGTCTTTATTCGTTAGGGCCAAAAAACGAGTTTGGTGAGCCTGATGTGATCGCTAGTGAGATTAAAATAGTAGACGCTCAATCTATCGTCGCTCTCAACAATTGCGCCGAGGAGCTTTTGGATGTGGCGACGCGTGCGGAGGAAATAGCTAACAGCCTTACCTGCTATAACTTTCACCACAGAAAAGAAGACCAACACACGGCTTTTCGGCCATGCCCACCTCTTGAAAGATACAAAGCAGCACTCGCAGCCTTAACCGCGAAACTGGAGGAGATGAAATGAGTAATGAGACAAGAACCGTTATAGCTGTGCTGGCTGTTTACCTTGTTTTAAGCGCAATTGCACAGGCCCTAACTGCTGCAGATGTTCACATGATTTGCAGAAAGATAAACTGCACAGAGGAAACCAAATGAAAATCGAAGAACTTCTATTGTCGTATGTGCAGGGTGCTAGGCTTTTAGAACTTTTGGAGGGCTTATGAACGATTCTAACAAAACAGTTTCAGATTTCAGACACGCAAGACAAGTTTTAAGAAGCATTATTTTGGAAGTCAGAAAGAATGAAGAGGATAAAAATTATGCTGAATATTGCGAAGGTATTTTAGAAGCGGCAAGGGCTGCGCTTAACTTGATTGCATCGGAGTAAAGCATGAAACTCGAACCCGGCAAATTTTACATAAGGAATTTCAAATGAAAAAAGCAGTGAAGAAAACAAAGAAGCGTTACGTGATTTTTCGGACTTACTCAGCCGGTGTTTTTGCTGGTGAGTTTGTTTCTCGCAAGGGCAAAGAAGGGGTTTTGAAAAATGCTCGAAGACTTTGGAGGTGGGCTGGCGCGGCTTCATTAAGTCAGCTGGCGATGGAAGGCACAAGCAATCCCGCTGAGTGTAAATTTCCATGCGAAGTTGACCGTGTTGAGCTGACAGAGATTATAGAAATTTTGGACTGCACTGCTAAAGCAGAGAAATCAATCAAGGCGGTGCCTGTATGGTCTGCGTAAATGACGGCAAAGGCAACGGCAACGGCAACGGCAACGGCAACGGCAGCGGCAACGGCAGCGGCAGCGGCAACGGCTACGGCAACGGCTACGGCAGCGGCAGCGGCAGCGGCAACGGCTACGGCAACGGCTACGGCAACGGCAGCGGCAGCGGTCAAGGTGGAGTTTCTGGATGAACCTCGAACCCGGCAAATTTTACATTCATAAATATGCTGGCTGGTACGCAATGACGCATTGGAGTGACAGAACTACCGCTCTTTGTGGCGAGACAATCATAAATAAAAATCAGCGATGGCGATGGGCGCGAGAGTTTATCAAAAAGTTCCCTGACTTTGATCTTGATACCGCTAGGGCTTGGTTCTGTTCTGCGATCATGGCTGGATGGGATCATGCTCATTGGGCGATTGAGAAAGAGAGGATTGTGGAATGAAACACCGCTGCATAAACGGCTGGACGCCGCATACAGTTTTTGAGGCGGTGAAGGCAAACGGTCAAGATTTACTATACTATTGGTTTTCCGGCATAGGTAACGTTCCATTCAAGCCAAAAGGAATGGAAGATTTCTTCTGTGATATTAACTGTTTTAGTACAGACGAAGACACTGCCCGCTGGCTTGTGGCTCATACTGAAGGTGATTGGTGAATATATTTGATTGGCTAAGACCAAGACTTGTCAGACATGGAGGCGATTGCCTTCATTTTCACAGGGTAGGTACGCCATGCTTAAATAAAAAAGAGCATCCAGATGCCATAACCTTTAACGTGTATCGGTGGGAGTCCCCGCTGACTATGGTTGATGGGATCTACTGGCCATATTTTTTAGACGAGCGTGCAATTGTTGGATGGCTTAAGTACCACGGCACTATAAAAAACAACGAACTGCCCACGGTTCGCGAGCCGTGAGTAGAGGGCTGGCCGGGTTAGTTCCGAAAGGAGGCGTTTGACCCCGGTCGGCCCCGCGAAAGGGTGAAATGAGCATATACCCCGTTCAGCTTGCTGAGTGGCTCCCGCGAGGGAGCGAGCAACACGACACAGCTAAGATGATATGCAAAGTGTACCGCTGCTACGCTTGCGCGAAGCCAGTACGTTTTTCAAAAGCAGTAGGACACCACAGCTTGCCTTGGGGATATGGTGAGGTATGGTGCGACTGGGAGTGCTGCGGTTCAAATAAGCACAAAATTCCTAAGCCAGATAAAAGACGTGACAGGAGGTGGAAAAGGCGAGAGCTATCAGCAGATAGAAATAACCCGCCCCTGATCCCGGTGAGCGGGCTGTGAACTTTGAAAGGTAGGCGTCAAGGAGCGAAAGAGTGCCGGGTACATTAACTGAATCGGAAATTATGAAAGGAGCTTGAGATGAGACGCGATGAAAACGGAAAGTTGATCCCGGATGTGCCAATTGAATTTCTCGAAGACCCAGATGCTTTGCTGCTGACAATCGACGCGGCCAAGTTTCTCGGAACTACTCAGCGTTATCTGTCAAAGCTCAGGTCAACCGGAGGCGGGCCGGAATTTGTCAGGATTTCACCCAAAAAGTGTGGCTACACCAGGCGGGCCTTGGTTGACTGGGTTAAAAAAAGGGCATACCGCTCAACCTCGCATGAAACCGTCAAGCTAAAGGCTGTCCCTTTTTCACGCTCCTGAGTACCCGCTCCGCATGTTCGTCCATTACTTCGCGCAGAGGCTCAGTCGAAAGACGCGCATAAATCTGAGTCGTTTGAAGCTGGCTGTGGTTTAAGATCTTGCCGATGATATTGATTGGCACTCCACTCTGAGCCATCCAGCTTCCAAGCGTTCGACGCAAATCATGGATGCGCACATCTTCAAGCCCTGCCTTGGCCCGAATACGACGCCACGGCCTATCAATAACCGTCAAATGCGTCCCACGATAAAAGCCAGGGAACATGTACGGATTTCCGACAACCTTCGGCACTTTCTTTAAAAGGTCTGATACGGCTTTGGGAAGCGGCAATACATGCGATTTCGTGCCATGTCTGCCCTTGGGCTCCGCTATGGTTATTGTTTTGGCCTTCATGTCGATATCTGACCACTTCAGGCGCAGTAGCTCATTCTTTCTAAGCCCCAACAGCAGGTACATCCAAATCAAAGCTTTAACGTAAGGGGTCTCCTCCTCGTCAATCGCAGCCACCAGTCGGGGCATCTCTTCGACGGTGACAAACCGCTCCCGCTTGATCTCCGGGAAAGCTTCAATTCTCTTTGTAGGGCTCGGCTGCTCTTCCGGATAAAAACCCCAGGACTTGGCGAGTTCTATAATGCGGCCGATGAGTTCCACGTTGCGATTGGCCTCATAGGGTCTGGTCTTTCCCAGTTCATGGTGAAACGTGGCAACCTGGGCCCTGCTAAGAGAGACCAGCGGCGTGTCTCCAAAAGCAGGCTTCAGGTATTTTCGGATCCGGCAGGCGTCGGAGTATCCAGATTTCTTTCTCTGGCCGTAGCGCTCCCAGTAAATGTCACACATCGACTCGAAGGAAAGGCCTGCGGTCTTTGGGGTGCTTGGTTTGAGGTTCCCGGCCTCTTTCGACCTTTGCCATTCAAGGGCCCTTTGACGTGCCTCGTTTAGGGTAATGTCCCCATAGCGGCCAATTACAGTCCGAGACCGCTTGCCGCGTACGGTGTAATCCAGGATAAAGCTGATAGTTCCAAGGTGGGAGACCTTGACCCCAAAGCGGGCTATTTTGGTGTCCCAGTGGACGGCTTGGCCAGATTTTGGAAATGCCATTTCATCGAGGAATTTTTTGGTCAATGCGATGCTCACAAGGCCTCCCAAAAAGTCACAAAAGTCACACGAACGCGAAATGGAAGGTATAGAACTGGTATGATCTTGAAAAGCAAAAAACGGCAAAAAAGCCCCGAAAAGGCCGTTATTCAAGGGTTTCATGGGAATACAGTATAGAAGGTGGTAGCCTGTGGATAAGTTCGATTTTTGGCTTCGAACCAAGAGGTCGGGAGTTCGAATCTCTCAGGACGCGCCATAAAATCAACGACTTAAGTCGCTATCCGGTTTCAATTTCTCATAAAAGTCACACCAAAAGTCACAGAGTGCTACCGGGCGTAAAGAAAATCACACCGGCCTTGATCAAAAGTCATCACGTTTGAAATCAGCCTGAAAATGGGCCATGATTAAAAGATGAGCACAAGGCTACCGAGCGGCGCGTTGTCCCGTTTCCGGTCAGCCATCGAAGCCGGGCACTGGCACGCACTACTCAACATCATCAAATTTGAAGAGCAAGCTATCAAGCGAGCCAAGGCATCCGGCTGCTCAAAACTTGACCTTGCAGGCGTTATAGGTTTTGCTTATAACGAACCAAACAACCATAGACAAAACCCAATAGCCCCGCAGGGAAGGGACACCCTTGGATAAGGCGAAGCCGATCATTGACGATGTTCGGATTGAGCAAATCGGGGCTAAGTTCTTTGCCGTAGCAACCTACAACGGGATGGCCATCAAAGAGGCTTTGCCCAAAGACGTGGTAAAGCGTTGGCCTGAGTTAGAGAGAAATCACTACCTCCACGGGGTAGCACGTCGCATAAAAAAGAAAATCGAACACATTAAGAGGATCAATCATGCTTGAGATGAAAAACCGCGTTTCCTCGCCGTCGGGTGTCACCGTTGGCGCTTCCAAAACAGCAGCCGCAGTCAGCCTGCCAACACAAATCAGCGAAGAACAGCAAAAAAACATCAAGGTCATGACTGTTTTGTCGGCCGTCACTCGCTCAAGCGCAGCCTTAAACCTCAAGCTTCAACACAGCCCGGACGCCGGGGCTTCCTGGTTTGACGTTGGCACAGAGGGAACCGTCAACGTCGCGGCATCGACCACCGTCGCCTCTGCCACCGACATCAACGCGACAACCGACGTAATCACGAAGACTTCCCACGGCTTTGCCACCGGGGACGCTCTGATTTTCAAAGCAGGCACCGCAGCCCCAACCGGTTTGACAGATGGCACGACCTATTGGTTCATCAAAGTCGATGCCAACTCATTCAAGCTCGCAGCCAGTCAGGCCGATGCCTACGCTGGGACTGCTGTTGACATCTCAGCAGTGGGAACCGGAACCCAAACGTTTTCAAAAGCTAACTACGAGATTCGCATGGTGTACTCCGATGGAACCGACGTGGCTCAGCTTCCACTTTACCCGCTTGTGCGCATGGCGGTTGACTCAAGCACATCGGACTCAATCACTGTGAGTAAGGTGATGATTGGCGGGTAAGACAAAACCACTGGAGGATTGGCAGGTTGAGACCCTTGAAAGGTGTGCTGCTCAAGGTGTTCCGACCGAGCTGTCTGCCAAGTTAATCGGGGTGCCACAGGCAACTTTGTTTCGACGGCTCAATGAGTTTCCAGACCTCGCTGATAGGTTATTAAAAAGTAAGGCCACAGCCCGGGGGAAGCTGCTGCAAACGGCTTTCGACATGGCTACGGTCGATAAAAATCCGACCATGGTGATCTTTCTGCTAAAGACCCAGATCGGATTGACCGAGGATAAGGGCGTTAATCGCATCAAGATCAAACTCGACTGACTTGCAAACAATTTAAGCAAGTGGCAGTCTTGAAATATCCAAACACATAAACCAGTCGCCACCTCTTAGGGCGTGGCTGGTAGTAAGTCGCAGCCAGTGAAGAGCAACCGTGAAGGGCGCTTAATCTGTCGCTACCCTTAAATGGGCGCGTCTTGACTACCGGGCCTCACCGCCTGATG